TTATGGTTGTTGCAGTGGACTTACCTGTGATTGTGTCTAGGATTACTGTACTCATATCTAACCTTTCGGATGCTTGTTTTTAACAGCTTTAATGGCTGCTTGAAAAGCATCTCCACCTTGACCTGCATGATATATCAAATCTAACTGCTCACCTATTGACGGATATGCTTCTGCTCTATCTCTTTGATATTTAGCCTTATCATATTCAGCTTGCAGTCTTTTAACTTCTGTTAATAATTCTGATGATGTAGGTTCAGTTTGTTCTGAATCTAACCACTCTAATTTATCACCTACTAAAGACCATTTAGCATTTGGCTTTAAAGATATTATTGCGTGTTCTGTTCTTATTTCATTTGCCATTTTTATTAACCTGCAATCTCTGTAAGTGTTATTGTAAAGTCTGCACCCTCAGCACCTGCAAGATTAAAATATACATTTGGTTTAGTTGGTTGACTTCTATAATAAGGAGTATATGTAACTTCGCTTGTAGTGTTAGGTGAATCTAAAAAAACTATATTATGAGGAGATACAGATAAACCAGATGAGCTATTTCCTATAACTTCTAAACCATCACCACCAGATAAATCAGTACTATCTCTATAAATAGTGCTAATCATAAATTGGTCTACATATGGACAATGCCCTGTACCACCACATACTTGAATTAATATTTTTGAACTTGTCGCTGATGGTGTAATTGCAAGACTCTGACCTGTGCTTACAAAAGTTGCAGAACTAGTTGTAATAGTTGATTTTGCTATAACTGATTGTTTTACTTGCAACACAGTTCCTGTAATATTTAATCCTAAATCACCTGCCTTTGGAACTGAGCCATTTACTTTTTGTATTGCATCTACCTTAATTGTACTCACGATATCACCAACCTTCCACCACTATTTATGGTCAATGTAACACCACTATCTACTGTAAACTCTCCAGTAACTTGTGCATTTTCTGTGGCTAATATTGTTATGTCAGCAGTTAAATTCTGTGCATTAGTTCTAAACAAGCCACCACCTTTAAAGTTACCTTTGAACTCTGCTGTAGGTGTAATTGTTCCTGCTGATAACTCAAGAAAGTATACAAAGATATTGCCTGTACCACTTGAGGGTGCTGCTGTAAATGTCAATGTTGAGCCATCAGGTACAGTGTAAGCTGCACTATCTTGAACAACACCATCAACACTTACAAGTATCTCTTGTACTGAACCTACTGTTCTTCCAAGTGCAAAGGTTGTATCAGAACCATCACCATTAAATCTTACAACAGCAGGTGGTGCTTGGAAGTTAGCAGGTACGTTGTTGCCAATGTATGCCATATTATGTTATCTCCATTACACTTAATGTACCCGAAAGTTTATCAGCGACTGAACAATCTACTGTAAGTTGGTCGGTAGTTTCTAATATAACTTTACTTCCTGTCAATATCTCTAAACTACCACCTACAGGTATTGGTGCATCTTTAACTAAAAGACTTGTTCCATTTGCTGTGTTGTTCGTTACTGCTCTATTAGCTGTGTCACTTACTAGTCTAACTGTAGTTGTTACCTGAGAAGTATTTATATTAGTAAGTATCAAGCCTAACACAACTGCTGTTGTACCACTTGCCGCTGTATAGATAACGTAGGGAGTACCACTTGATGCAGGTTCGGCCGCAAAATTAATTACTTTAAAATTATTTGCCATATCTTTTTCCTTATTTTAGATCAGCCGAGTGCAATAGCAAGAGCAGTAGGGTCGTCAGTGCTGAACCCTTGAGCCGACATTAATGTTACTACTCTCGAAAGGGCAGCTTTTCTGTTTGTTCCTCCTGCACCATCATCTACAACGATGAGATCAGAGGTTGTTAAATCTGCACCTATATCTGTGCCACCATCTATTTCTAAAGCAGTTAGTGCTACTTTACCTGCAGTAGATATTGTAGCAAGTTTACTATCTGCTATTGAAGCACCTGATGCTATGCTTGCGTTTACAACTGCATCACTTGCAAGTTGATCTGCACCTACTGCATCATCGGCTATCTTAGCTTGGGTAATTTGTGAATCAGCTATGTGTGCAGTGTCAATAGAGCCATCTGTATAATGTTCAGAATCTATAGCATTATCTGCTATCTTCGCACCTGTTACAGCATCGGCAGCTAATTCATCAGTTACAACACCACCGTCTTTAATTGTTACTGCACCACTTGATACAGCAAAGTTATCAGAACTAAAAGAAGCAACACCCTTGTTAGATGTAGAAGCATCTTCACCTGCTATAGTGATAGCATTACCTGTAGCAGAAGTATCTATGCCTTCTCCACCTGAGACAGTTAAAGTCTCACCGTCTAAGTCAATAGCTATTGTGCCACTATCTGTTGTTATATCTAAATCTTCAGCAGTAATTTGTGTATCTACATAATCCTTAACAGCCGCTGAAGTAGGTATAGTTGTGTCATTATCATTAGAGCCAATACCTTCTGATTCAATTACAACAGCAGATGCTTTTAAGTTATCTACCTCAATGTTGGATATTGTATTATTGTCTGCATCAATAGCTTTGTTTGTAAGTGTTTGTGAACCTGCTAGTGTAGCAACTGTACTGTCAATGGCTACAGTAAGTGTATTACTTGAACCTGAAGTGTCAATACCTGTGCCACCTGCAATGTCTAAGGTTTCACTGTCTAGGTCAATGCTTAATGCTCCACCTGAATCACCCTGAAAGTCTAAATCTTGTGCAGTAACTTGTGCATCCACATAAGCCTTAATAGCTTTTGCAGAAGCAACTGTGTCATCACTACTTGATACAGAAGCTAAGTCTGTGTCTAACACCCCTGATTTAAGATTGTCAACTTCAATGTTAGATACAGTGTTGTTATCAACATCTATTGTTTTGTTGGTAAGTGACTGCGAACCTGTAAGTGTAGCTACAGTAGAATCTATTGCAAAGGTAACAGCATTACCACTACCACTTGTGTCAATTCCTGTACCACCTGTGAGTGTAAGTGTCTCACTATCTAAGTCTATGTTTAATGCACCACCACTGTCTGCTTGAAAATCTAAGTCTTGTGCAGTTACTGTAGCATCTACGTATGCCTTTACAGACTGCTGTGTAGGTACTAGAGTATTACTATTAGAAGACATGTCATCTTCATCAGCAAAAGCTGTAACTGTTATTGTACCGTCAGATAAACTGCCATAGGTAAGTGTTCCTGATACGTCAGCATTACCATTTATGTCAATAGTTGTGGCAGCTATTTGTACTTCTGTGTCTGCGACAATGTCAAGTTGTCCATCGGTACTTGAATTGATGTATATTGCTGTGTCTCTGAATTGTAGCTTCTCTGAAGAAGCAATAAGTATGTCATCACTAAATTCAAAATAATCCTCGTCTTCCATCCATTTCATTACACCATCATTACCATTTGCATTAAATGTAATGACTATGTCTGCATCTGTTGAACCATCACCAAAACTAAGTGTATTACCTAGTAGGCTAGTAATAGGTCCACCTTCTGCTGTAGTACCATCGTGTGTGTGTCCTGTGCCTGATGCAAAGGCAGCTAATATCTGATTAAACTCATCATTGGTATGAGCAGCAGTTATTACGTCTCCATCTGTGTACGAGGACTGTCTTGTGTATGTAGCTCCCATTAACGTCTAGCTCCTAATTGATATTCTAATTGAAAACCTTTAAGTGAGTAAGGTGCACTTCCTGTGCCATCCGTAACTCTTAAGGCAACAGCAAATCCTGAACCTTCTACTGCTTGTCTAACTAAAGGTTGTGATGCTCCACCATATGTAGGTATTCCATAAACTGATGTACCATATATAGCAACAACATCTTCTGAATCTAGTGGATATGCTGCAGGTCTTGGTGCATCTTTATCCTCGTAGTCATATCTTAAAAATAAGTCTGCATCTATTGCTGCTTCAGGCTTATAGTTTATAATAACCCTTTGCATATGTTTTCTTATTCCGGGGTCATTGAATGTTAAGTCAGGACTTCTATACTTACCTGCTATATTAACACCATTAAATGTATTGCCTACTTCTTGCCTATATATAAAGCCATCTGCGTATCCACCATGTAAAACAATGACATCTCCATCATCTACGAAGTGGTCAGTACTAGCAGGTTTTATTCCTCTAATCTCTGCAAACTCAAACTTCTGTCCTCTAAGTGAACATATGATACCTTTAGTTTGATTATCTACAGTACCACTTTTAGTAAAGAATATTCTATATTGTGTCTTATCTGGTATTACTATACTGTCAAACTCTGATGCACTAGATATGTTTTCATTAAATATAGACTGCACGTTAGAGCTTATAGTACCCAATTCCACGTCACCAATTCTCGCTGTACCTGCAATGGTTCTTAAACCATCAGGACCTAAGAATATTAAGTCACCTGCAAATTCTTGGATTGTATCTCCGTTGATACATCCTATGTCTCTTGTTATGTCTGTTATTGCGAAGTCAGATACAGACGAACCTGCTAACTTAAATATTCTATTCTCACAAAACACAAACAAGTTATCACGGAAAACCTTGATGCCTGTTATGGTATCATCAACTTTGATACTACCTGAACCTGAACCACTAGAGAAGTTATCTTCATCAAATGGCTTACTAAATACTAATTCCTGTGGAGTACCTGACATGCCTGAATAAAACATGTGGTCTCTAAATGATGCTACATGTTTAGCACCTGCAACAGCAGACTCTGAAACATCTGAAGCTGCTAAGGAAGAGTTAAATATAGTCGGTGCATTAGCACCATCAACAACTATAATCTTATCTGTGTTATCATAGTTATATCTCTCAAACCTATACTTTAAAGCACCTGTTCTGCCACTGTCTCTGCTAGTCCACGATGAACCACCCGGAGTTGCACTATATATACTAGTACCTCTAGCAGCTAACACGACATTACCAAAGGTTGCAACCATAAGTACTTTTTCTGTAGCAGATGCTGTCTGTGGCACAACTGCTGTTACATACTTAGAGTATCCATTTATTCTTCTGTAGCCACCTGTTATGTCAGGCTCAAAGTTCTCTAACTCTAATGCTTCACCCGGTTGCATCATAAAGGTAGATTTGTTTAGTACTAACCCACCTTCACAAGTAAATGCTGAAGGTACTGTTTGAGATTGGTCTGCCATTATAATGCCCTAATATCTACACTACCTGAGTTATATACTCCTGTTCTCGGTATAAATGTTGAACGTAGATAAGAAAACTTATTGACAAGTAATGTCTGCATATTCTTAATGCCTTGTTCAAATCTTTGCATATTAAGTTGATACTGTTGTGTCTCACCTCTATACTGATATACAAAGGCTGTAGCACCATCTACAATTACAGGTGCAAATCTGTCAGGTATAGTTGTTGTGTCTCCATGTGCTGATAAATCAGTAGGAAATGTATAGTAGTCAAACTTTATTGCATATGTTTTATTTGGAAATGGATATAGTAGATAGTTATTGTCAGGTGTTCTTACTACATATTCAGGAACACCACCTCTATTAAATTGTGCTACCGTGACACCACTAAGTATTGAAGCTGCCGTAGTACTTGCTGCACCTCTTGTACACCCTGTAAATGTTGTACTAGTTATTCCTGTGTAAGTAATTGTTTCATTACCTATAACTATAGTACCTGCACTATCAAATCCTGTAGTACTTGCAACAGTAATAGTTGTTACACTATCTGTGTGCGTTGTACTAGTTGTTGTAGTATCTATTTCATCTTCTTGATTTACAACTCTATTTATGTAATCATTGTAATCAAGTAATCCTAATTTATACCCACTATTGCCTAAGTCACTATCTTTGACTATTCTAAATGTATTGTAGTCTACTGTCTTAGTAGAAGCAGGTAAACTATATCTAACCACACCTGCTGTCAGTGTCTGAGTAGCAGTAGCATGATTAAATGGATAATTAAATTCTCTTTGGTTGATAAATCTAATAGATTCATTAACAGCGT